TGCCTTACATTACAGATTACGATGAGGTATTTTATGACGGAGACGATGATGGATATCCAGACTGATAAAGTAAAACTGATTAGTATTACTCCAGATGCAGAAAAAACAATGGCATATATTGCTAGAGTTTCTAATCCTGCGAATCAGGACAACGAAAACTATGCCAAGTTGCTTGCTTATTGTATTAAGCATAATCATTGGTCTGTGTTTGAGCAGTCTTCTATGACTCTCGAAATTGAAACTACTCGTGGTATTGCAGCACAGATACTTCGACACCGTAGTTTTACATTTCAAGAGTTTTCTCAACGTTATGCTGATACCAATTTACTGAGCACTGACATTCCTTTGCCAGAATTACGTAGACAAGATACTAAAAATCGTCAAAATTCGATTGATGATTTGGATGAAGAAAAAGTTTTTGTAATGAATAAGATGATCCAAGAGCTCTTCAGAGATGCTCAAGATGTCTATAATTTTCTTTTAAGTCAAGGTGTTGCTAAAGAGTGTGCAAGATTTGTGCTTCCTTTGGCAACTCCAACTAGAATCTACATGACTGGATCATGCCGTAGTTGGATTCACTACATCAATCTGCGGTCTGCGAATGGCACTCAGAAGGAGCACATGGAGATTGCTGAGGCATGTAAACAAGTCTTCAGAGAGCAGTTTCCAGCGGTCTCTGAAGCACTTGAATGGAATTAAATAAATATTCATGGAATGATCTTTAAATAATGCCCATTTATCCTGTTATAAATCTAAAAACTAAAGAGACAACGACACTTGAGATGAGTGTGTCTGACTATACACAATGGAGAAAAGATAATCCTGATTGGGATAAAGATTGGTCACAAGGATGTGCTTCGGTAGGGGAAGTTGGAGAGTGGAAAAACAAATTGATCTCCAAAAACCCAGGATGGAATGAAGTTTTAGACAGAGCATCAAAAGCACCCGGATCAAAAGTAACTAAAATCTAAATGGCAAGAAAAAGAAATCAACCCGCATCTCCAGTTCCTTTTGGAATGAGTAATAAGCAAATGAAAAGGAAAAAACCAATTAATCTTGATATCATGAGAGACATAGAACCTCTCACAGATAATCAAGAAAAACTTTATAAAGCATATGACTTAGATCAGCACATTGTTGCTTATGGATGTGCTGGCACAGGAAAAACATTCATTACACTTTATAATGCATTAAAAGATGTATTGGATGAAAGATCTCCATATGAAAAAATTTATATCGTAAGATCTCTCGTAGCTACAAGAGAAATTGGTTTTCTTCCCGGCGATCATGAAGACAAATCTTCGCTTTACCAAATTCCATATAAGAATATGGTAAAATATATGTTTGAATTGCCGTCAGAATCTGATTTTGAAATGCTTTACGGCAATCTAAAGGCACAAGGTACAATTTCTTTCTGGAGCACTTCTTTCATTCGCGGCACAACTCTTGATAAATCAATCATCATTGTTGATGAATTTCAAAACTTGAATTTTCATGAATTAGATAGTATTATTACTCGTGTGGGTGAAGATTCTAAAATTATGTTTTGTGGTGATGCAACTCAAACCGATCTTATTAAAACAAATGAAAGAAATGGTATTATTGATTTCATGAGAATTCTGAGAGCAATGCCTTCCTTTGAAACGATTGAGTTTAGTGTTGATGATATTGTAAGATCTGGTCTCGTCAAAGAGTATATTACAACAAAAATGGAATTGGGTTTATGAAGTTTATTCATCATAATTTTTTAGGTGATCTTGAATTAGAAAAAAAAGAAGTTGATGATAAGAGATATTATCTTTTGCCGTCTGGTAAATGGTGTGTTTCAATTACATCTGTTACCTCATTTTTTAATCGACAAATCTTTATCGATTGGAGAAAACGTAAAGGACTTGAAGAAGCAAATCGCATTACTAAAAGAGCAACCGCAAGGGGCAATGATTTTCACCAAGTCTGTCAAAATTATCTTGAAAACAAAGAGTTAAATTGGGATGATTATAAACCCTTGACAAAGATCATGTTTATTCATGCAAAACCATATCTTGATAAGATAAATAATATTCATGCAATTGAAAGAACACTTTACTCTGAGTATTTTGGACTTGCAGGACGAGTTGATTGTATTGCCGAATATGAGGGAGAACTTGCAGTAATCGACTTTAAAACTTCAGATAAAATCAAACCAGAAGAGTGGATTGAAAATTATTTTGTGCAAGAGACGGGTTATGCTTGCATGTATTACGAGTTAACAAAAATACCTGTAAAAAAACTGATTACAATTATGGTAACTCCACATGGAGAAGTAGAAATATTTGACAAAAGAAACAAAGAGGATTATATTAAGTTATTAGTACGTTACATCAAAGAATTCGTAACCTTTAACACACATGAAAGACCAGATAGCACAAGCGTTTGAAGAAAAGTTTTTATGCTCAGATAAATTCTCTCAAAAAGTTGAGACATTGGTTAAAAAATATAATATAACTTATATTGATGCCATTATTCAATTTTGTGAAGATAATTCTTTAGAGGTTGAATCTGTTCCAAAACTGATGACAAAACCTTTAAAGGAAAAATTGAAGTGTGAAGCAATTCAACTTAATTTTTTGAAAAAAACAAGTAGAGCAATGCTGAAGTTTTAATGACACCTTTTGATGCTTATAAAACATATTTGGCATTGAAAAATCATTTCACAAAAGAGTCTTACGATTATCACAAATATTGTAAAAAGACAAGAGCTTCTTTAGATTCTTTTTACAAACGTAAGGATCGTTATTTTTTTGAAAAAACTTCAAGACAACGAAGTGACAAAGAAGTTGAAAGTTTTTTTGTTGCTAACTTTGCATCTTCCGATGATCCACAGTCACTTTGGATTGGAGAAATCATTCGCAGCGGCGAAACAAAATACAGTGAGTGGAAAAAGAAAATACAATCATTGTCCTATGTGTTTAAACAAGATTCTGAAAAGATATTTTCTTCCTATCAACTGGAGGAAATTTTTGATTGCTCTAAAGGACATCCTCCACTCTTAAAGAATTTCTTGAGTGGTAAGATCAGTTTAGAAACATTGGTCATCTATGATCAAATATTTCATTATGGAAAAGATTTTGATAAAAAATTGAAAGATCCGATTTGGGAGTCTGTGAGTATCAGGGTTCGGAAATATAACCCATTTCTAAATATTAATGTGTTTGAATATAAGAAAATGCTCATACAAATTATCTCGGAAGGCAAATGAGTAATTTTTTTAATTCGGAAATAGTAAAAGAAGATATTAAAAATATCTCAAATCTTCAGAAAAAAATTTATAAAAACATTTTTGTCTTTCCTTCAATGAATAAGGAAGATAAAATCAAACACATACACATGGTAAATGAATTAATTGAAAAACAAAAACTTTTGTACACTAGACTCAGTTTATCTGAAGATCCAGATGCTCAGGATATGAAACAAAAGATGATTAATTATGCAGTGCAAAGTGGAATGAATCCACAATGCAATTTAATTGATTTGTTTAATTCGATGAGCAGCATTTTAACATGTACAAAAAATAGAATTGACAGCAATTAAATTATCATTTAGAATACAAAAGTAATCCGACCAAATACAATTAATACGGAGAATACGAATGTCTTTTTCAGACCTTAAAAAACAGTCTAAACTTGGCTCATTGACTGCTAAGTTGGTAAAAGAAGTAGAAAAATTGAATACAGGAGAATCTGGTGCAGATGACCGATTCTGGAAACCAGAAGTAGATAAAGTTGGAAATGGATTTGCAACTATCCGTTTTCTTCCCGCACCAGATGGAGAAGATCTTCCTTGGTCGAAGGTTTGGAGTCACGCTTTCCAAGGACCTGGGGGATGGTATATTGAAAATTCTCTGACTACTCTCGGGCAAAAAGATCCCGTATCGGAATACAATCGAGGTTTGTGGAATAGTGGTAACGAGAAGGATAAGGAAACTGTGCGTAAGCAAAAGCGCAAACTGTCTTACTACTCCAATATCTACGTTGTAAAGGATCCTGCCAATCCACAAAACGAAGGTAAGGTTTTTCTTTATAAGTTTGGTAAGAAAATCTTTGACAAGATTATGGGCGCAATGCAACCTGAGTTTGATGATGAAGAAGCAATTAATCCTTTTGACTTCTGGCAAGGTGCTAACTTCAAATTAAAGATTGTGAAGAAGGATGGTTATTGGAATTACGATAAGTCCGAGTTTGATCGTCCTGGTGCTCTGCTCGATGATGATGATGCTTTGGAAGCACTTTGGAAGAAGCAATATTCACTGACTCAATTTGTTGCTGCCGATCAATTTAAGTCTTATGATGAATTGGAGAAGCGTCTTAACTACGTGTTGGGTGCAAAACAGCAAGCAAGAATTGATTCAGAAGTGGTGGATGAAGAGTATCGTGGAGAAGAAGAGGAGCAATCCTTTACTCCAAACTTCAAGTCAGTTAGTCTTCCAAAGATTGAATCAGTTGATGAAGATGAGGATGATGCGCTCTCTTATTTTCAGCGGCTTGCTGAAGAGTGAATCCAAAATCAACTTTTAATTACATTTGGGGGGCAAAAATTTTCCCGGCAATTTTTGCCCCTTTTACTTTTTTATAGAGTCGCACTAAGATTATTAGTTTTTTTCATATTATCACTAATAAATTGTGAGGATGGTTTATACGTGCCAATTTCTTCAAGATCATTGATTGCTTCTTGGAGATAGATATCATTTAAAATAAAAATATTTCTTTTGTTGTCATTGATTTCCTCTTCATATTCTGCAAAACTGATTGGTCGGCAGATTTCATTTCCAGATAATCTAATGACTGTGCCAATAATTTCGTCATAATATTCTAGGGCTGCTTCGTTTTTTGTAAGTGATTTGTTGAAAAAGTCATTATCGACGATTAACCCAGATTTTTGGACAATTTGATTATTTGAATTTCTAACTTCTAAAGTTTTATAGTGCTTTATACTATAAAATTCTTCAATATTTCCATATTTTTCAAGCATATAGTCGTATAAACCCTGTTGACTTAAAGGCCATTCGTTATAAACATCAAGAATATTATTTGCCAATAATATTACCCAATCATAAGTTGGGGATCCATAAAATTTTTCTGAAACTTGATCTGGCCTTTCGTCTCCAACAATCGTATATTTTGTAAAAAATGTGGAATTATTGAAAATATCCGCACGAATTTTCCCTCTTCTAAAAAAATTCTTAACATCAAACGTGTTTAAACTAGATGTTTTATTTTCGAGAGTGGAGTGATATTTAAAGTTGGGAATTGATCTAAAATACATTTTAATATCCTATTAAAGAATCTGTGTCGTATTTTGAGTTTCCATCTGATGTTTTTTGATCTGTTTTTTCAAGATCATCATAATCTTCATCAAAGATTGGATCTATTTCAGAAAGAGTTAAAGTCATTTCATATGAAACCATAGATCCATCTCCATAAGTCATGTATGACCCATCTGGAGTGTAATTGACGGATAAGTTTGATAATGCACATACCTTAAGAACTGGTAAATATGGGTGCAATGTTGGGGATCCTGCAGATATTTCACGATCTCTTTCATCAGTTTCTGGGGGCACATACATAAATTTAATTCTAAACACATTTGGAGACGCTAGAAAAATCCCTCCTGCAGCTCTTTTTATTGACATACCTTGCTTGAAGGTGCGAATTATCTTTCTAACGGTATCAGACTCTTTTTGATTTCTTGGAGTCATTTTAAAATTAAATTGAAATGTTCTTAATTGTGGTCCTTGGAATAAAAGCTCTGTGTTTGCATTAATTACAGCGCCACTTGATCTTGTAATCAAATCATTTTTTCCCAATCCAATGATTTTTGAAATCAATGCTGCATTAATCATTGGTCTTATTGCATCTCCTTGTTTTTCAAGCACCCCAGATGCATTTCTAACTTCTCTTCCAAATCCAGCACCTAAATTCGAATCTGAAAAAATTCTACCGATGGCCCCAGCACCATATGCTTGAATTACATCCATATCTTTTTGTTGCCAGTCCACTGGATTTGAATCAACTAAATTTGAGGGAATTGGAAGTTTGATCGTTGCGATTGCTGATTCTTTAAGAGATCTTTCTCCAATTCTTCTGATTGTACCCCCCAATAAAGGACTTTGATCATCTGCAGGAGCATTTGGGCTGGCTCCAAGTCCTAGATTAGTTTCAGGCACATAACGAATCATTTCAATAAATGTGAAATCGTTTCCATCATACGTTATTGGATATTGTAAATTTTCTCCGTATTTTGTTCGTGCCTTGACTGTTTGGCTGATGAAATTCTTTGCTTGTTTAGATTCTTGCTCAGTAAACTTAACATCCGATCCACCACCGGCACCATCTCCTCCTCCAGCATCTCCTGGATTTGAATCAGTGCCTGGTGCTCTTGGATTTTCTTTTAAATTAATACTTTTTCCATAAATTTTAACTGCGTCTTCTTTTCCCCCTTGAAAATCTTGGGCAGCAGTATTTAAAAGTACTTGATCTAATTTTTTATTAAATGTGCTTCCTGCATTTAACTCTTTAATTAAACCTCTTCTTTGATCTGCTGTTAATGAACTAGTGGATTTTAATTGATTTGTCCATTGAGCATCCCCACTATTTTTTGTTGCAACTAATTCTCTTCCAAATGCGTTTGCAATATATAAATCAACAGATCCTGTTCTATGATTCATGACCTCCACAAAGTCTCTGTTTACTGCAACTTGAGCATTTCCACCAACCTTTACTCCAGCTAGTGGATTTTTTACCAACCAACTATGATTTATTAGTGCAGTTTCTCTTTGAGTTGGTGCTGAGGGTGTTGTAATTGCTCCTCTATCGCTAAAGGTCATTTATTTAATACTTTTATGTATTTATTCTAAACTTTTGATAATTTAAGGATAGTAAAGTGGGCAACTCTTCCTTGTAAACTTTATGAAGATATCCAACAATTTCAATCCAAGTATAATTGTGTGGAGATTGCCAATGAAAATTAAACCCACGAAATCCCCATCGATATATGTCTGTGACAACCACTAATGGATGTTGATCGTATTCAATTTCTGGCGTTTTTGCCAAATATACAAAGGTATAAAGATCGTTAATGTTTGGTATGATTTCTGTTTCTGTCAACAATTCCAAAATATAAAGCATCCTATCATCTGCGCTTCCATATGATTTTATTCTATCTCGGTCTTTTGGAGAAATTCTATTCATATTCCTAATTCTTTTTCTGTGATGACTTTAAATTCCATCAGTCGATCTTCACAATATTCTCTAGCAGCTTTCCATTTTGCTTGATTTTTTGCCCATTCTGTTACTTCGGTAAGATATTTTTTTGATTTTGTTTTTTGCACTTTTGGCTCAACAACCTGTTTATAAGGTTTGACTTCAACAATATATTTTTTGACTTTATTGTCTTTCGTTCTAAGTTTTACATAAAAATCGGGAAAATATCTATGAATTCTGTTATCCAGAGGAGATTTGTATGGAATCCAAAATTCTTCAGATCCCCACTCTAAAATATTTTCATTTTTATCACACCAATTCATGAATTTCAATTCCCAAAGAGATCTGTAAATTATATTTGTTGGATCTCCTTTATACTTTTCATAGTTTGATGGTTTAAATTTTCCCTTATAACTCATCTACATAGTATATACCCACTAAAAGATATTTATTCTTAAATGTCCGCAAATATTCCAGTCAGACATTATAAAACATCTGAAATTTTAAGTAAATTTTCTAGTCTTGCCCAGACTTCGCAATATTATGTTTACTTAGCACCATTGACAGAAATTGCAGCAGGTGGATTAAAATCTTCGGGTGCCAAAAAAACATTAAAAGAGTTGTTATCTACTCGTGGAGTTGACTCTAGATTTATTGGTGAAAATTTGGGTATGTTGTGCAGCGAAGCTTCTTTACCTGGAAATTCTTTTGCCACCAGTGAAATGACAAGCGATTTTCCTGGAGTTACTCAAAAATTTCCATATCGCAAAATTTACAATGATCTTCAACTTACCTTTTATGTAGATGATGAATACAAAGTAATTAAATTTTTTGAGGGTTGGATGAGTTATATTGCAAGTCCATATGGTCTTGGTCAGGCAATATATGAAAGTAGTAGCAGAGCATCTTTTAGATTCAATTATCCAGATGCTTATAAATGCAACTTGTATGTTGCAAAATTCAATAAAGATGCAGAAATATCATCAAAAATATCATATCGATTTATTAATGCTTTTCCAATCGATATTACTACAATGCCTGTTAGTTATGATTCTTCAGACATTTTAAAATGCAGTGTGGCGTTTTCATACGATAGATACATATTTGATCCAATTGGTGAATACATTGCTCCTGCTCCACAACCTTCCCCATTAGCGAGCAGACAAGAAAAAGCTTTTGGGTATGGTGACAAAATAGAAGCAATTGATATTCAATACACCGAAGCACTTGCTTCTGGAAATTTGGACGCTATTGAAGCTGCAGATATTGTAAGATCTCAATTTATTGAAAGGACAGGAATTCCTCTTCTCTGATTTGCCCCATAAATAATCTCACTGAAATCTATCGGTCATTATGCCTTTACCAAAGATTGCTACTCCTACATATTTTCTTGAATTACCATCAACAAAACAAGAAATCAAATATAGACCATTTTTAGTTAAAGAAGAAAAACTTTTAGTCTTGGCTTTAGAAAGTCAAGATAACAAGCAAATTTCTACAGCAATTAAAACAGTTTTAAATAATTGTATTGTCACCAAAGGAATTAAAATAGAGCAACTTCCAACATTTGATATTGAATATTTGTTTCTTAATATTCGTGGAAAGTCTGTTGGAGAAGATGTTGAAGTTAGTGTAATTTGTCCAGACGATGAAGAAACTGTCGTTTCTGTCAAGATCAATCTTGATGAGATTCAAGTAAAAGAATCAGAATCTCATAATCGAGATATTATTCTTGATGATAAACTGACAATGAGATTGAAATATCCTTCATTAGAGCAGTTTATTAAAAACAACTTTGATTTTACTGGAAATAATGCAAATATTGATCAATCATTTGATTTGATTGCTTCTTGTATCGATCAAATTTATAGTGAAGATGAGGCTTGGTCATCTGAAGAAGTTTCTAAAAAAGAATTAGTGGAATTTCTTGAGCAGTTAAATTCTAAACAGTTTAAAGAAATTGAAAAATTCTTTGAAACAATGCCAAAACTGAGTCATCAAATTGAAATTACAAATCCAAAAACAAAGGTGAAGAGTAATGTCGTTTTGGAGGGATTAGCATCTTTTTTCGCATAAGCATGAGTCATATTGACTTAGAATCATATTATAAAATTAATTTCTCCCTCATGCAGTATCATAAATATTCTTTGACTGAAATTGAAAACTGGATTCCTTGGGAGAGGGAAGTCTATGTTGGTTTATTGAAGCAACATTTAGAAGAAGAGAAACTCAAACAGCAACAAAATGGCGGTTGATCAAGTAAGCACAGACATACTTAGAATACTAGGACTTGAAGAAACCGATGAAATTGATATGGAATCCTACAAGGGATTTTTGCGAGAAAAATTAACAGAAATCAGCATGGGGAAGAGTGGTCTTTCTCGTGAAGAAGAAATAATGGTCCGCGAGGAATATCAAAGAGTTAGGGGAAAAGAAAGATCAGTCAGAATTAAAAAAACAAAAATTAACCCAAAAGTTGTATTTGGATCAAATGCTAAAAGTAGTGGTGCTTTAGTTAAATACAAACCAAATGCTCCGGGATCTTTAGCAAGAAAACTAATTGAAAGAAAAGATGATGAATCTGATATCTTGAATAAGATTGATGCTCTTTTGCGAGAAATTTGGGGAAATCTGTCAAACGAGGAAAAAGAAAATAAAAAGAAAGAAAGAGAGAAAAAGAAAAAAGAAGATAAATTAAAAAAATCTTCTAAAGAGTCTTCATTAGAATCTACATCAAAGAAAATTTTAAAGGGAATAGAGAAAACTTTTAAACCTGTTATTGACATCTTTAAAAAAATACGTGACACTATTATGCTCATTATTTTGGGATGGGCAGCTAATCGATTATTTGATTGGATTTCAAATCCACAAAATAAAAAAACTTTTGACGCAATTGTCGATTTTCTATCAAGAAATGCTGGTAAATTATTACTTTTATTTGTCGCTTTAAACAATCCTTTAGTTAAGGTTATTAGATGGTTGGGAAGAAATATGATTTCTTTCCTTGTAAAAATGATTCGAGATTTGACGAAAGGAAAATCTCTTGCAGATAAAGCGAAAGGTCGTAGCACTTTTGGTGGAAGGAGAGCATCTGCAGCTCCGACAATCGGACTTGGACTTGCAACTGCCGCAGAGACTGCATTTGCGTCTAATGTTCCAGAATATTATGGTGGTGGCGCCATTCGAATACCAGAATATTCTGGAGGTGCTAAAGTTTTAGATCCTGGATTAATTAGTGAGGGTCCAGAGGGTAGAGATAAGATTGATGCAAAAGTTACAAAGGGTGAATTTATATCTTCCAAAAGTGCAGTAGATACTTGGGGAGTTGATTTTTATGAGGCATTGAATAAACTTGGCGGCGGCACAAATCAACCAACAATGTCTTCTGGAAGACGTGCTTTTGCCGGCGGCGGATTAGCGATTGATTCTAGTGGCGGCGGCAGGGTCAGACTTTCTGGACAAGTTAGTTTTTCTCAACTCAAACCTCATCATGGAAAGGGAGATACTAAAAGAGCTTATGGTCTTACAAAAGATTATGTCTTATATTCTAAAGACAATCCAAATAATTATGATGTAGACGTTCCTACTCCAGTTGATGCCGTGGTCAAGTATGCTGGTAATAGAAATGATGGGTATGGAAATTCCGTAGAGTTAATTGATGAAAAGGGTAAACTTCTTGGATTATTTGGTCATCTCAACAAACTTAAAGTTTCTACAGGACAAAAAATTAAAGCGGGTAAGTCTTTAGGTATACAAGGATATACTGGAAGTGTAGATCCACCTGGAAGACTGGGGCAGCATTTGCATGTTGATGCAAACCCATCTTTTCATGAAAAATTTGTAAATTATATCACTGCAGGAAAGGCAGTTTCTACTTCTGATGATTCTTCTGCTATTGCATCTAATCCAGAAGATGCAACTAAATCTTCTTCTCCAGCAATGTTAACTTTTGCCTCTGAAGAAGAAAGAAGATTAGCTTCTGCATATCTTCAATATATTGCACAACCTGTTGGTAGAGGATTGGACATTCTTCCAACAATTGATCGTGTTACATCTGTCCCAACTTCATCTGGTGGTGCAAAGGGAGCTAGCAATGAAATACCACCAGGATCGGCAAGAAATCCAAATGCAGCTCAAACTCAAATGGCAGCTGCTCGAAGAGGAATTGGTGGATAAGTAAATGGCAATATCTACTCAAAAACTATTACCACCAGCAAAATCTTCATCAATCAAAGTGTCTTCTTCGATGGTGAAGGTTTCAAACTTAGGATCTCTTTCCAAAAAGAACCTTGTAGTCAATAAATCTACAGAATCAAATTCTTCTAAAAAGTTATTTTCAATATATGAAACTTTAATTAATATTGGCAATTATTTGAATACACGATACAAAAACTTGAAAAAGAATAATAAAGAAGAAAAAATATTAGAAGATAAAAAAGAAAAAAAATTGGAGGAGGATATTTTAGAAAAAAGAAAAGATAAATCTCGAATTAAATTACCAAAGATAAATCTTCCTTTCGCTAGTTTTTTTGATCGAATTAAAAATGCAATCGTAATGATATTTTTTGGGTGGTTAATTAATAGATTTTTTGAGTATATTCCTAAAATTATAACTGGAGTTTCTAATTTTATAAAAAAATTGGAAGAGATTAATAAATTTTTAAAACCAGCAACTGATGCTTTAGCGTCTGTATTTTATAATGTAACTCTTGCTGGCACTAAGATGTTAGGTTCTATTACTGGTGCTCAAATTGATAAAAATGAAAAAGACCTTGCTGTAGCAATCAATGAGCTTGATAAGAAATTTAGCATTGTAAATGCTTTGATGGCGGGAATTGTTATCGGGGATATTTTTTCTGCCGTTTTTGATGGATTGGATTTATTTGATCGACCTGGAAAAGCGTTTTCTGCTGATTCAGGAAAAGTATCAAAAGGTGCTCAACGTAGATATTATCAAAGATTTGGAAGGAATGCCTTTATTCGCAAGTTTGGTCAAGATGCAATTGAAAATCTTCCAAGAAATATGCAAAGAAATGCTCTTCAAAGAGGAGCACGAAATGTCGGAGCAATGTCTCTTCGTGGTGCAAGAAATATATTTGGAAGAGGTGTTGTTAGAGCAACTGGAAAAGTTTTTAGCAGAATTCCAATTATAGGTGGGTTGATTGATTTTTTATATAACGTTTTCATACTTAGAGAAAAACCAGGCAGAGCAGCGGCCAAAGCAGTTGGATCGACTTTAGGCGCTGCTTTAGGAGCTGCCGTCGCCGGCGGCGCCACATTTGGACTTGGTGCTATTGTTGGCGCCGCTCTTGGTGGTTTGCTTGGAGATATCGTTGGTGGATCTTTATATGATGCAGTTTCTTCATTTACAGATCAAAAACCAAAAAGAAAAAAATATTTTTTGGGAGGAGTTATTCGTGGAATTGGTAATTTCTTTAGTGGAAGAAAAACAGTATCAAAACCATCTTCTTCAAGAAATGTTGGATCGGCACAAAAGAGTATACAACAGACAAATGTTTCGACACAAACAATTACTAGTGTTAATCCACAAAAACAAATTGTAGATTTAATTGGAAATACAATTACTAAATCGTTTGTTAATATTAGTAATCTTTTATCCAGTGTGCCTTATATTGGTGCATTTGCAGCACTTGGCATCAATTTATCTTTAGGGCAATCATTTACAAAAGCAAATGCAAATGCAATCGCTGGAGGTATTGGAAATCTTCTTGGAAATCCACTTTCTTTTGGCATTTATAAATTTTTGAATAAAACGATGCCAGGATTGGGCAACTTAGTGCAAAAAATTGCAGGCAAAACTTTTCCTATTTTTCTTTCTAATTGGATTACTCAATACTTAGGAAATGAAATTTATAAAAGTATAAGTCCTTTAACCGAATTGATTAAAATTACGATGTTGAGATCAAAACAAGAATCTCAAAGAGCAGCGGAAGAAAAAGACGCACAAGTTGGCAATGTAACTCCTGTGAATGTTCCTGCGGGGAAAGAGGATAAAATTAAAGCAGCAATTGCATTCTATAAATCTAAAGGATTTTCTGATACTGGTGCTGCTTACATGGTTGGCAATCTTTTGCAGGAATCTGGATTAAGACCTGATGCCAAAGGCGATAACGGAAAAGCATTTGGATTGGCCCAATGGAGAATTGATGCAGCTTCTGGTGCAAGATGGTTGGGATATTTGAATTGGGCAAAAAATAGTAATAAAAATCCGGGAGATTTTTATGCTCAGTTAGAATATACAATTGTTGAAGGTCAGACTTATAACTCAGGTCTTTCAATGATGAAAAGCAATAATAAATCTGAGCATATGAAATTTATTCGAAAATATGAAGGATATGATGAAGAAGGAAATAGATTTGGGTTTGCTGAAGATATTTTAAAAAATCCTCAGAAATATGGACTAAGCAAACAGGGTGGTGAAATAAAATCTATAAAACCAATTCAATCTAGATCTGGTGGGGCACCAATTGCTCAAACAAAGCCATCATCTATTTCTGCAAACTCATATTCTGCTATTTCAACAAGAGCATCATATGATAGAAATAAGTTGCAAGTCATAAGGGATGTTGTTTATGTGCCAATGAATCAATCTCAAAGCACCTCACAAATTATTACTTCTCAATCTTCTGGTGTAAATAATATAGATAAACAAATTTTAGATATTGTAGCTACAAGTTAATAATGTCAAATCCAGATTTAATTTCATCTAAAGAATCTAAATTCATTCGATTCACAATCAATGATACAGATATTTCTGGTGCAGTTGCTGTTGCCAACTATTATGAAAGTATTTTGGCATCTTTTGTTACTATGCAAGTTTCTTTGATTGATTCTGGTGCGGGAATTATAAATGGAAAGCAAACTAATATTTTGTCTGGGTTGCCGATCCGAGGTGGAGAAAAAATTGATATTATTCTTGAAGATTCAAGTGGTCAAAAACTAAAACACATTTTGTATACAAACACAGTTGAATCTGGAGATGTCACCACTCAGAAAGTATCTTTTGATATGCAGTTAGTGTCAAAAGAATTTCTTTCAAATGAGCAAACTCGATGCGTTAAAAGATATGATGGAAAAATTTCAGAATCAATTAAAGAAATATTGAAAGATCCAAATATATTTGGTCTCAAGGAATCTGATTTTGATATCGAAGATACTGAAAATGTATATAATTTTATTGGAAATGATCGCAAACCTTTGTGGGTGCTAGATTGGTTATCTTCAAAATCAATCCCCGAAGGTAAAAGTGGATCATGTGCTGGATATTTTTTCTATCAAACTGCAGAAGGATATAAGTATAAATCTGTTGATAAATTATTAGAGCAACCAATAAAAGCAAAATTTAGGCATACAAATACTCCACCAGAAAAAACAAAAGAAAATCCAGACAAATCAATTGGTAGAATACTTCAATATTCGATTAATCAAAATATAAATGTGCAAAATAAAATGCAAATGGGCACATATAATACAAGAATACTATATTTTGATCCCTATACTTTCAAAGTCGATGCAATAATTAATTCTGTGCAAGAAGTTGGAAGACAAGCAGCAGAAAGAAGTGCAGATAGTGACCAACCTCAAGTATCTACTGCATCGCCACAAACAAAAAAAGCCAATACTGCGGGGAAAAAATTAGATTTTATTGATCAACAATTTCTTAATCCAGACAAACCATGCAGATTGATGTGTGTGGTGAAAGATAATGGAAATCTTCCATCTGGAATAAATGCTGCAAAACAATTAGAATCTTGGAAATCCCAACCTACAACAATGAATGATAAAAAAGATCTTACTCTTTACCAATCAATTTCAAGATTTAATCAGTTGTTTTCAAATCAAATCTCAATTACAGTGCCAGGAGATTTTACTCTTCATGCAGGAGATATGATTTACTGTGAATTTGCAAACCCATCGTCTAATAATACTCAAGAGAATCAAATTAATGCTGAATTGAGTGGTAACTATTTAATTTCTGAAGTAAATCAGAAAGTTGATAGAAAATATCACTATACGTATTTGAATTTGGTCAGGGATTCCGTAGGAAAAAAATGATTAAATAGTAGATATTATTTCCTCTTTTTATGGAAAGTATACAAGCCCATATTGATAAAAATAAAATTGATTTATACGATGCTGGCATTAGTAGTCAACGTCGTCGTTATCTAGAGTGTGAATTAGATGATCTTCTTCAGTATCAAGAAAATCATCCAAATGACACTCATGATCCCACGGCATTTGAGTTATTTTGTGATGCTAACCCCGAAGCTTTGGAATGTAGGATTTACGAAAACTGATGCTTGATTCTGGATTGTTATCTAAAAATTTTATAGGAAGAGACGGATTCATTTGGTGGATTGGTCAAATTCCTGATGCCAAAGTTTGGAAAGGAAATGTACCAACTTTACCACAGAGTAATTCGTCAAATCTTCCAGGATTTAAGGATCGAGTTAAAGTTAGAATTTTGGGGTATCATACTTCAAATGTAAATCTTTTGTCTGATGAAGATCTTCCTTGGGCTCTTGTGATGCTGCCAACAACTGCAGGAGGCGGATCTGGTGCAAATGCTGTAAGCCCAAGATTTGCTGGGGGAGAATTTGTTTTTGGATTCTTTTTAGATGGTGATAATGGCCAGCAACCTGTCATTATTGGATTGTTGGGCAATTCTACACAGACTCTATTATCAAAAACAATTCCTTCAGTTGGATTTAAACCTTTTTCTGGATACTCTTCCAGTTTGAAAAGAATTCCAAATCATAGTTTGAAAGATTCTAAGAGTATAGAAAATTCTCGAATTCCAAATCCAAATCAAAGTATTCCAACAGGATCCGCAGGCGAACAATCTTCGGCACTTATTCCAATAACGTCTCCATCAAATACAGATTCTGAAAGTCAAGAATCTTCTAGGGCGACGGCTGATCAAACAACAAACCATCAAGAAGCACAACAAGAAGATAACAAAGAATTTACAACAGCAAACGCATGTAAAGATAACAAAAAACAAGGATCTGCAATTCAAACCGCAATTAAAAATTTAGTAAAATTTATGCGGTCGATTAGAAAATATTTCGATGCATATGTGAAACCCGTTACAAATGAAATTTCTAAAATTTCTTCACAAATTACAAATGTTACAGGAATTATTTCTGGATATTTGAAGGATATTTTAAATGGAGTAAGATCTTATATTCTCGATAACATTAATGCAGGAATAAAAGATGTATCTGCATCTCTTGGCATAAAGAAACAAAATGAACTTGCTGAAGAGCAAGAAAAAGCAATCAATGCAATTTCTTGTGCTTTTAATAATATTATTTCTGGACTCTTTGATCTGGTTAAAAACTTTTTAACAAAAATGCTAGATCGATTATTATCTGCAGCATCTTGTTTAGTTGATAATATGATTGCAGCTCTTCTAGACTCTATATTGGGCCCAATACAAAATATATTATCTACCGTTTTATCAGGAATAAATTTATTATTATCGGGTGCTGGAAATATTCTTCTTAGTATTGATGCGGCTGCTAATTTTATATCTTCACTGACAAGTTTCTTTTCTTGTGAGCAAAAAGATAAGTGTCCAGATATTAATAAATGGTCTTGGTTAGATGGTCCTAAACCAGAATCTTCTGCCGGATTTGCAAATGCCGTAAGTAAAGTTGGAAACTATCCAACATCATCTCTTACAAACTTAGCGAAAAAAAATAGTTTATTTAATAATTATGGAGCAAATAATCAAAGTATTGGTGGTTGTGATACTGGTCTTACAAACTGCGGACCACCTTTAGTTAAAATTTTTGGCGGCGGAGGAGATGGTGCCATTGCAAATGCAATTGTTTCTCCATCTGGAGAAATTCTAGCAGTTGATCTTATTAATCGTGGAATTGATTATTATAGTAATCCATTCATTTATTTTGATGATGCCTGTGGAAATGGATCTGGTGCTAAAGCCGTTGCAATTGTTGGACCAGATCCAGATCCAGAATCAAATTCACAACTAAAAGGTTATAATAAATGTGGAAAACTTTTAGAAATCAAAGTTATTGATGGTGGAAAAGGATACTTACCGTCTCCAGATGGAAGTATGGGATCAGAAGGAGATACTGTTATTGGTGTTGGATCTGATGCTAAGTCTCTTATTCTTTTGGGTAAAGGATCTACCGGAATTACAACAAATACTTTTGGATTTGAGGATTTGTTTATAGATGAAATTATATCTGGAATTTCGACCACCAATGAATTGCCAGCCTTAACTCCAAATTGTGGCGTAACTACAGAGTATTATAATATTCCAATTCCAGTTCCTTGTGGAATTACAGTAAATCTTCCTCCAGAGGCAACAATTATTGTTCCAAAAATTTCTGAGCCAATTATTGGATTGACCACCGACTATAAAAAAACTGATAATCAGTATTATTTTCCAACAGGTGCTACAATTAGAATTCCTTGCGGCATTGGGTTTACGACTCCTTCTCAGATTAAAGGCTCTATAGGTCCTGTAGGACCTATAGGAATTGGATCTACAACTCCAGAAGAATCAAAAACTTATAAAGTTTGCACAAGAGTTAGTGGAATTATCATCAAAGACACCGGAATTAATTATTCCTTTGATGATGAAATAAAGTGTGATCCAGACGTTGGTGCAGTTTTCAAACCAGAATATGATCCATATGGAAGATTGATTAACGTTAAGATTCTAAATAGGGGTGTCTGTGCTCCAGAAAGGCCAAAATTATACATAAAATCAAATACTGGAGTCAATGCTGATATTTTCCCAATTATGAATAGTGAATACGTTTCAGAAGAAGATTTAAGAAATAATGCATATAATCCAGAATATGCGTATAATGAAGGAAAATTGATTAGTGTAATTGATTGTGTTGGTAAAATATAATGGCAGATTATCATTCAGAGTGGGCTCAATTTGATTCCAATGCAGATCGAATTATTGAATCTGGCAGATATTGGGCCGACGAAACAGTTTTTAGCTCTTATAAGATAACATCTGGATACGATCCACTTCATTATTTTTCATTTGATGTAAATCGTGGTCCTGAAGGATCTGGATGGACTCTTTTTAGTAGTCCAGGAACTTGGCAATGTAAAGCAGGTGCCAAAACTCCTGAAGGAAGTAATGCAATTTTTATGGTTGCCGAAAATGGAAATGTTGCAATTACTGTTGACAATGGTGACCTGTTGCTTAAGGCAAGAAATATTCATATTGAAGCGGGGCATGGAGCATCTGATAATGCAAATGGATCTGTGCATATTAAAGGCACTGAAAAGGTTTCTATTCATGCACCAACAATTGACATTGATGCAAAAAGAATGCTAAAATTAGTTTCATCTGGGAATGGTGCGCTAAAAATTTCAAATGTTATGGAAATGGGGGTGGGAATGTGTAAAGCATTTTCTAATTCATCCTCACAAAAACCGCCAGTTAATGGTATAAAGCAAAATATGACAAAATAGGAGACAAAAATGCCATATGGTTTTGATAGTGTAAGTTGTGGAAATCAACTTCATGTTGGAGAACATGATAGTGATGCGGTGGGCACAATTCGTGGATCTGTAACACTTCAGGGTCCAACTCATATTGGTGCTCATGATGCTTTTTCTGGAGTTGATGCAACTTTAATGGTTGCCCCTCTTGCGAATCAAGATTGTGAAACTCCAAGCAATTCGGTTTATGTTAAGGGAGACACTACACAAGACGGCGATTACTATCATAATGGAAAAATGCAACACATTGGAGACAGTTATCATCAAGGATGCTTTACAGTGGTTAGTCCACCAGAGTGTAATAGTAAGTTTCGTGGTAATTTAGATATTGAAGGATGGGCCCACGCTACTGAAGAAATTACTTCCCAATCTTATATGGCAGCTCAAGGAGAAGTTACATCTAATGGTGGCGTACATGTTCTTTCGGCAAAAAAAGATCTTCCTTTTGATATGCCTCACCCCAACAAACCTGGATGGAGACTTCGCCACGTTTGTATTGAAGGACCAGAAATTGCTGTATATTGTAGAGGGAAAGTTCCTGCAAATGGAGTTATTGACCTTCCAAGTTTTTGGGATGGTCTTGTAAATCCCGAAGATATGACAATTAATTTGACCCCAATTGGATGCTGGCAAGAATTGTTTGTAAAAGAAATCATTTGGGGGAAGCAAATTATCGTCAGAAATAATGCAGGAGGTCCAATCAATGCGGATTATCATATCATTGCACGTAGACTTGATGATGATTTAATTGTTGAATATCAGGGAGAGTCTCATGAAGATTATCCTGGAGGAAACGAAGGATACTCATTTAATTTTGAGCATAATTACGTGAAAAATCTAATTCAAAAAACAGTGAAAGATCACCTTGACAATCCATCCTGACCATGCTATTCTGGATATACCAACAGAAATGACCCTATGAAAGACGGTTACTTGACAAAATGTGTTGTCGATCCCATAAAAAGGACCATTTATCTTTATTCCAGTGAAGGGACAGAAAAAGAAGTGGTCTGTGAAACCGTCGAAGAATTCATGAATGTGCTAAACTTTGTCCGTAGCACACTTGATGAAAAAACTCTGTTTTATTCTCCTCTTTAATTTTTTGGGGCGGTGGTGGAAGTGGTAGACACACCAGACTTAAAATCTGTTGGGAGCAATCCCGTGGGGGTTCAAGTCCCCCTCGCCCTATCCCACATATATAATGTGGTATTGCCTCTGTAGCTCAGTGGTAGAGCAATGGTTTTGTAAACCATCGGTCGTCTGTTCAAATCAGATCGGGGGCTTGAGTTAACAAAAACTCTAATGTCATTACTTTCACAAAAAGACCGCCAAATGGTCATTGAAGCACTCGAATATTATATTTCCAGTATGCAACAAGATAATGCAAATCAAGCAGCAATCACTGCGTATAATACACTTCTTCGTTGGATAGAATTGGAGTATTTTAAAAATGAAAATTAAAGAGTATGTAAATCCATTTCCTTATGTCATAATAGAGGATCTTTATAATAAAGAAGAATTAATCTCAATTTGGGAAGAGTTAGATTTTTTATGCTATCCGCATAAACTTCTTCCTCCAAATCAAACTGGCACTGCTCATATAACTGCGGCAGTAGAATCCAAAAAAAATTCTGGTATATTCTTAAACCAGTTATATTATAATTCTGAGATTTCAAATATTACAAAGGTAACGGAAAAGGTTTTTGAATATCTTGTAAAAGATTACAAAAAAATTAATTCTTGGTTTTGCCAAAATTCAGATACAAGAACACATTCAACTTTAGTATCGTACTATGAAAATGGAGATTATTATTATCCACATAGAGATTCTAATTTGATAACAATACTAAATTGGTTTTTTAAAGAACCAAAAAAATTTTCTGGTGGAGATTTATATTTTTCAGATTTTTCTATTGATATTAAATTGAGAAATAATACTACTGTAATTTTTCCAGGCATGATTCGACATGCAGTGGAAGATATTCGCATGGATGAAAAATATCGTAATAAAAAACTTGGAAGATTTTGTATAAGTCAATTCGTATCTCAATAATATTTCATGGAACCCCAGAAAATTAAAGTTTTTGAAAATCCTTTTCCGCATATGATTGTGGAAAATATGTATAATGAAGAAGAATTGAATTTGATTTGGGAAGAGTTAAATTTTCTTACAAAACCAAATAAATTAATAATAGATGATGATTTGGCAACGGATAGAGACGAAGATGGTAATATAAAATCACAAAGTAAGTCTATACTTTTGGATAACATTTATAGCCAAAGGTCCGTATCAAATATTTTAAATGTAAACAGAAAATTATTTGGTAATGGATATTTGCAAACATTTTCTCAAATATCTCAATTTTCAAAATCTATTCTATATCAAAATTTAGATTTTACAAAAATAAGATATTATGAAAATGGAATTGATTATTCTCCACACATAGATTTTTATAACTATACCGCAATAACTTTTTTCCATAAAACTCCAAAGTCATTTAATGGCGGAGAATTATTTTTTCCCGAACATGATATTATTTTTGAATCCAAAAATAATGCAATGATATTGTTTCCTTCATACATTACACATGCTGCTAAAAAAGTAATAATGAATGAAAATGATTATTACAGTGGAAGAGGAAAATATTCTATGATGCAGTTTTTAAAACTTAACTAACGTGCAAATTTATCACACATCTCATTGCGGATCTACTCTCTTAGCATCATTATTAAGCAATGTAATTCCTACATATTCAGAACCTTCTTGGTGTCATGAAATTATTCAAGGAAGGAATGTCTATTTTCTTGAAAAGATAAAAGAATATAAAAATTCACTTATAAAATTGCCAAGTAGTCTTTGCTGTTTTTCTCATTTAACTGAAGATAAAAAAATATTTCTATATCGTAATTTGAAAAATCATTTGTTTAAATTGTTGCTATTAGACCATAGCAAATATAATTACTTAGAAAAACAATATCAATTTCACTTAGAGCATTGCCACTTAAAATTAAAATCTGTTAATTTTGACACAAATGATAGAAAATATATTTTTCTTTGGGCCAACCGAATGCTTTGGATGTTGGAAAGTAAGAATTGTTTTTGGGTAGAAGCAAATTATTTTTTATCTAAAAAAACAAAATCTTTGAGAGAAACATGCCAATTTTTAAATTTAAAAGAAGTTGAAGATTATTCCTATCAACAATATCATGTCAAACAACTTGGATTTAATAATAATAATGTTGAGATTTCTAAAATTGGTGCAAATTATTCCCAGCAAATAAACCTAGTTTATCCTTCATATGGTGTTATTGAAGATGATCTCTGTTGGAATACAAAAAGAATCGTAGAATTGGTAGATTGGGCAAAAAATAATATTGATATTCCAGAAAATTTTCTTTGATTGTTATAAAATCCAAACAAAACTGAGTAAAAATACTTAATGAAATCTGATTTTTATATAGATAAGGTGTGTAAAGAAGAAATCAAAAATCTTCTTTATACTCACCAT